GAGCCTATGAGCACTGGTGGAGACATCAACCAAGAAATCCCTGGCTACTTGTTCTTCGCTCCTGACGCTTGCTTACGCCCTCTCCGTTCTGACCCCGACTACTTAGAAGCAATCACTCAAGCTGACGCTAGAAGTGACAACAATAAGTTGTACAACGGTTCATACGCTAAGTGGGACAACAACATCATCGCTAATCACAACGTTCTTATCGACACAGCTCGTGGACGCCAAGGTTCTCCATTACTTCCTACCTTTTATGCTTACTCAGCAATCGCTGACGCAAGCGCATTAATTGGTGACACCGGTGGAGATTTCATGGCTAACTTCCGCGGAGCATTCATCGACATCCCTGGTGGTGGCGGTGTTGACCTCGTTGAAGAAGCTGGAGCTACCTACTACATCTTAGGTATCGATACCGACGGAACCGTTGCGCTTTACTCTTACGATGCTGCTGCTGCTGCTACTGCTGGAGATTTCTCCAACATAAGCGGTGGTGCTTTAACTCGTGTAGCAAACGCTGCAACTGGTTTTGATGTTGCTAATATGGCAAACCTTAAAGCTGACGGAGCAAACGCATTCTCCGCTGGCGCATTGTTCGTACAAGCCAACGCTCTTGGTACTCCTGTCGGATACGCATTAGCGATGGGTAAAGACGCGATGTACTACGCAAAAGGAAAAATCTACGGTGAGCAAATCTTCCATTACGATGATTTCGCTAACTCCGGAAACGAAGCACACCTCTCCGCAGTCGGCGTTCAGTCGGTTTACGGAATGGGAGCTCGCAAGGACACCCGTGGCCGCGTTCCTTCCGTTCAACTTGTTGAAGTTGTTCGTCAGGTTCCTGGTCTTTCCATTACACAAGCGTAAGCTTAATGGCATTTCCCCTGCCCACAAATCCCTAAAACTGGCCTCTCCCCGGCAATGCTGGGGGGAGGCTTTTTATATATCATGAAAATCATAATAATCGGAAAAAGAGATCAAATGGGAACTACTCCCGCTATTCGTGTTAAAGGTATGTCTCAAGTGAGATATCAGTTCTTATGGGACAAAGAAATTAGGCATTACGCTTACGAGCCTAAGAATCAGAAAGAGGTGGATGATATTTTTAGAACGCAGGGAAAACTTTATAAATCTATGTTTTTCTCCGTATGGCTCGCAGAGCCGGAGCCAATGCAAAAGCCAGAGTCTCAGGTTAGTGCAGGATCGAAATCAAGACCCACTTCCAAGGCCAAGAAAAAGCAACCGGTAGAAAAAGAAGTAGTATCCGCATAAAATCGCTTAATGGCTGCGATTACATATTTAGCATTGCGGGATCAGCTCGCTTCCATGCTTGGGGCGGACTCTCTCGCAGACCTCCCTCCTGTAGATCAGGACAGGGTTGGTATATTTGTAAACCAGGCATACCGGGAGTGCTACTCACCTATTGATGGTAAAAGACCTATGTGGGCCCAGAAAGGTTTCACACTAGACTTTTTAGCAGACCAAGCAGGAGCAGATCTATCCCCAGATGTTGTATCCGTTGACAAAATACCTGAGCTTATAGGTGAAGGCCCTCTGTCACCAATGACCGGGCCGGAAGCGGAAATTAAAGCGAGATCTATATTCGCTTACGATTTTCGCGCTCCTTCCGGAAGAGGTTTAAATTTCCCACACTACAAGGACAACGAACCGGAAAAAGGGAGACCGATCTGGTATTATCTAGACAATCGTGATCAGGGAGCTGATACGAAAGTAATACCCCGCTTCTATCTCTACCCTGTGCCAGATAAAGCGTATCAGGTAGAATTATACGCCAATGTTGTTCCTTCCGATCTCGTCGCTGATGCTGATGAGCCCAGACTACCTGCTGATTTAGTCTGGGATATTTTGTTCCCTATTGCACAGGCAAAGCTGCTCGCAGATCCGCGCTATAACGGTGCAAACCGTGAGCTCCTTGTTCGGAATGCGGAGGAGGCGAGAAAAAGACTAAGAACATTAATCAGCCCGCAAAAACACAAAGGCTCTCTTAGATTGACCAAGAGACCAGGGTTCTAAGCCAATGGCCAAAGACCTGACACTTCGGGAGTTGAACCGTCCGCAAATTTCGCAGGAAAGCCAACTCGGATTCCAGAAGATTGTACGTAAGTATGTGGTCGAAGGGGATCGTGTAAATCAGGCAGAGGTAAATTCACCGACTGATCCTTTATTCCTGCCTGTCGGTGAAACGGATACAGAATACACCGACCACTATTTAGTAAATCAACAGATCACCCCAGCTACGGGGGATATGGATCGCGCTTATTTGACGCGCGAGTTTTTACAGCTTAGAAATCAGTTTTTCTCTGAATCCACCAACCAATCACACGACTTAATTAGGCTAAATCGTAAATTTGCCGTGCTTCGTTCAGATGACGCGGTTCACGGGTACGGCTCAAACTGGGATAAGCACCCAAACAATTCTGAAAGCACATCTTATTCTTCTGAGTACACCCCTTGGGATTACGCACCCAGTAAGGTGTCGGAGCCGGACGCTATAACCTATAACTACTCTAATGATTCAGGTTTTACGGCAATCCCCCAAGTTTCTATTAACGGCGGCCAGCAATCTCTTTTCGACTATCTCACATCAAATGTGGGAAACTCGGATATGGGTAAATGGCTCCCGGGTCGGGCTTCTGTTTCTCAGTATATGCCAGGTTTAGATATCTGGGATGTTGAATGGATTACACACGGCGCTCCTTATTGGACTGTGGGAACCGCTAAAGGATCTGGTTCAAAATCTACACCTTTGACGGTTATAGACTTCGATCACAACGGTCTAATTATCGACGACTTTGGCTCTAGCGGAGGTTCAGATCAGTCAAAAGTAATAGCTCGGACAAAAAACTTTTTTCATGTCGGTGAGTCTTTACCGGACAGTTTGGTATCTATTTCTGGAGGGGCTGACAGCTCATACGCACCAAACACTGTGCATGTGGACATCCAAATGCTAACTCGGGATCGTCAGCAAATATCAGAAACTAAGGTTTTTAAAAATGCGGTCTTTAAAGTCACAGGTACGGGAGCTGCTAAAGGATTGAGATTCCCCATTCAACCTGGAGGGTCTCCACAGCAAACTGTGGCAACCCGGGAAAGTAAAAGAAGACTAGTTTTTAATTTCGCGGAAACCCCCGGAAACCCCTTCAGCTACTGTGTTTATAAGGGGCAGTATATCGCTAGAATAGGGGGTGCTATATCGTGGACGAGGAGCCACTTGGTGACTACGGGAAGTGCCGCTTCCACTGCTAGGATTAACTCATCTACCTCTAAAATCACTCCCATTTTTTCTTTTAGTAATAACGGCACAGCCAAAAGAATTTGGAAGATAGAAATAACTTACATCGGGTGATGGATTTTGAAAGCGCTAACTTAAATGACCTCACCGAGGAACTTTCCAGACTAAAAGAAGATTTAAACAATCTTACAGACGCTGTTTCTCAGTTGGATTCACCGGTTAGCGTCGAGGACGACACTTCCCAGGCACTTATTGGGGGCAACAAAAAGCCCGTGCTTCACTGGATTGAGCCTGTTGAGTTTCAATACACATGCTCATTAATTCAAAGCCTCGATGACGCAAAAGTAGCGATGCGTATGGCGGTTATACACAGGGATGATGTGGACAACGGAAAACCGGAGATTATGCACGGCGATTTCTTGGTTCTAACCTGTGTGGATGAAACTGCGGATCCAGATCAGGATATCTTTAATAGTAAAATGTTTTTTGGTTTGTGCGTAGAGCCTGATGGTGGATTCCAAGACGACATACCATCGCAGTTTACTATTAATTATATGCCTAACAACCACCCTTCAGTAGCGGAAAAAATACCTGCCACTCACGGTCACGACGATAGGTATATTATAGCCTGGTCTGCGACAGGCGGCTCAAGTGTTGGCGAGTTTGATGGGTGGAAAGAGCTAGAAATATGCGAGTCCGGATCAGTCAGTACGATATATGTTCCGTATTTTACAGAAAACCCTAACCCTTAGCCGTGACTAGGCTAATTCACACTGCTGTAAAAAAACAGTTGGATCATGATAACGGACCGAATGAGTGGGGTACGGTATCTCTACCTGTTTACGAGTCCTGCTTTGACGAGAACGGTTTTGGGGATTGGTCTTTCATAGGGGGCATAGGTCCTACAGATTTTACGTCGTCTAAAGCGGGTGCTTCTACCAGTATAACTTTACTGGATGTTGGGGACGGAACTAACGCCCTTCAACGGGCTGATATATTTATTGCAAACCCCGGTTGTACACCTGGAGAATACGCATTGGACATCACAGGAATTATTGAAACCTATAATTCCGGGTTTGACACGCTGTCGGTTGCTGTAAACGGAGATTTTATAGATCTTGAGGGTACTGTCCTGACGCATGCAAATGGGACCGACACTTTTGTTTATCCTAACGGTTCTTTTGAAATAACCTCTCAGTTTAACGACACAGATGCTAGTGACCCCGGGTCCACAGTTTATGTGCCGACCAAAAATATAACGGCAGAAGGCCCCTGTTTTACACAGCTTACTTTCTGGTCCAGCACGGAAGACGCGGCACATAACTCATTAAGCCTGGGTGATGTAAAATACGATATTGTGATTACCAAAATATGAGCGATAAAGAAAAATCTAAAGGTCTCGGTGATACCGTAAAAAAGGTAACGGATGCCCTAAAAATAAAGCAGTGCTCGGCATGTAGACGCCGTCAGGAAAAGCTCAACCGATTGTTTCCTTACAAACAAAAGCGTACAAATAAAGGGTGAGGTTTTTCCGGATACCATCCTTCACCGGGATCGAGTCGCATCGCGATGACGCCGATCGCGGGTCCCTTCGTGCAATCGAAGGCTGCTTGCCACATGGGCCGGGTGGCGTGCGCTCTGCTCCTGTGTGGGAAGAAGTCGGCGATGTCGATATGTTTTCTGAAACAGAATATAATATGATCTCGGCTGCCGATGACGGAAATGGAAACTCACTTTTATTTGTTTCCCGTCTCGGTCAGGTTACTGACATCGCCATACTATCAACCGAAAATACAGAAGTCGGACCTTTCGGGGACAATTATCTCGTGTCTGATTCTATCGTGCACAACCAAAAAACAG